TTGATTGCAGAAGTCAATAATGGTGGAGATTTAGTCGAAAGAGTGATAAGAACTATAGATATGAACGTTCCATACTCGTCAGTCCATGCAAGTCGTGGTAAGCTAGTAAGAGCAGAACCTATCGCGGCGTTGTATGAGCAAGGCAGAGTACACCATGTCGGGATACACAAAGAATTGGAAGATCAGATGGTCTCTTATACACCGAATTCCAGAAAGTCGCCAGACAGAATGGATGCCTTAGTGTGGGCATTAACAGAACTAAGCGCGTCTACTGGACAGCCAATGTGGAGAATTAGCTAATGGCCTTTTTTGATTTTTTAAAGAAAAACAATTTAAATTTAGAACATAAAGAAGCGCCTAGAGTGCATATGCAACAAACAACCCCTTATCATAATAGGCAAGATAATTACAGATCGTATGCTAAAGAGGGCTATCAGCAAAATGCAGTAGTTTTCAAATGCGTCAATGAAATATCACAAGCCGCCGCCTCTATAGGCTTTAAGGTATATCAAGGCGATGTAGAATTAGAACAACATCCATTATTAACCCTTTTAAAGAAACCCAATCCAATACAGGCAGGAAATGAATATTTTCAATCACTTTATGCGTATATTTTATTATCTGGTAATAGTTTCGCTATTAGTAGCACCGCTGGCGGCGTGCCAAGCGAACTACACCTTTTAAGGCCAGATCGCGTTGAAATAATTCCAAGCAATACATCTATACCTAAGGGTTATAATTATACTCTTAATGGTAAGGTCGTAAAAACTTATGAGGCTGACCCATTTACAGGTCAATCAGAAGTAAAGCATTTTAAAACATGGAACCCATTAGATGATTATCTAGGTATGTCACCACTTATGGCGGCTTCAATAGATGTTGATCAACACAATCTCATAGCAAAACATAACATAGCATTGCTAGTTAATGGCGCTAGACCATCAGGGGCAGTTATATTTAAGCCTACAGACACATCTGGTAATTCAATGATGATGTCAGATGTTCAAAGAAAACAAATTAAAGATGATTTAGACCGCAGAATGAGTGGAACTAATAATTCTGGTAAACCTATTTTGCTCGAAGGCGACTTTGACTGGAAAGAAATGGGGATGTCACCGCGAGACATGGATTTTTTACAGAACAAGCATATGGCGGCTAAAGACATTGCATTATGTTTTGGTATTCCATCGCAGATTATTGGCATCCCAGACAGTCAAACATATTCTAATATACAAGAAGCACGCCTAGCTATGTATGAGGAAACAATCATACCATTGGCAATGCGTGTTTGTAATGATCTTAACGAATGGCTTTCACCTTCATATGGTGATGATATTAGAATTGATTACGATTATGACGGCATCCCAGCTATGGTTGAGCGCAGAAAGCGCGTTTATGAAAATGTAGTAGCCGCAGTAGGTGCTGGTATTATAACAAGAAATGAGGCTCGTGATAGGTTAGGTCTTACTCCTATCAATGGTGGTGATGATATTTTCATAGAGGCAAACTTATTTCCATTAGGTAGCCCTATAGTACCACCAGCCAGCGCTGACGATGCAAAGCAAGATGCAGAAATGGCTTACGGTGAAACTAAACTTGAAGAATACCCAGATGGTGAAAAAGTACCAGATGAATTGCCAGACGCTTATAGGTTAGGAAATAAAGAGAATAATTGTGGTAATTGCGTGTATTATGAGAATGAGGCTTGTAGTCTATTCAATGCTAAAGTTAGAACAGAATATCTTTGCAATAAATGGAAAGAAGCAGAAGAAGTTGAAGAAAAAGCAGAAAGCGACATTGATACCAGACCAACTGAGGCAATGCAAACCAATGCTACTCGTGGTTTAAAGCTTAGAAAAGAGTTTAATCGTGGTGGCACATTAGTTGGTGTCTCAAGGGCAAATCAGTTAAAATCAAGAGAAAGATTAACACCAAGAACAGTTAGAAGAATGCATAGCTATTTCAGCAGACATGAGGTTGATAAGCAGGGAGTTGGTTTTAATAGGGGTGAAGAAGGTTATCCAAGCGCTGGTCTTATAGCTTGGTTATTATGGGGTGGCGATAGTGGTCAAACTTGGGCAAGGAAAAAAACAGCACAGCTAGACAAAGAGCGTGATAAGTCTTTTGAACTAGAGGAATTCTTTACAAATCAAGATGTTATGGATGTAAAAGCTAAAGTAAGTGAAGCCGTTAAAAAGGGTCTTGCTGAAAAAGTAAAAGATCATAATGACAAGCATGGTGATAAAAAAGGAAAGCGTGTAACACAAGGAATGTTAGAGGCAGTATTTAGACGCGGAATAGGTGCTTATCAAACAAACCCTCAAAGTGTACGCCCAAGCGTAAGTAGTGCTGATCAGTGGGCTTATGCGCGTGTCAATGGTTTCTTGAGTGCTGTAAGGACAGGACGATTTAAGCGCGGTAAATATGATACTGATCTATTACCAAAAGATCATCCTTTAAGTTCTAAGGATTAAACTTTAAAAACAGAAGGTGGTATGACTAAATTAAACATATTAATAGCTAGTATTATCGCATTTGGTATTTTTTATTTTTTTACATTTGGGATAAATCTCCTAACCATAGTAAGCTAGGAGATAATAGTTATTTACTTTTTAGATGCTCTTTAGCGTCTTCATACCATTCTAAAATCTCATGTTTATACCAGCGGCGACCAATTCCTACATTTATAGGGTCAGGAATGGCCTTGTCGCGCTCTAAGATTAAGAAAGTATCAATGGGCATATTATCCATCAAGGTACATGCTTCAACAGAGGTTATTAGTTTGTTTCTTTTTCGCATTTAAATACCCTTAATAATCATTTTCATAATCGTAATCATCACGATCATCTTGCAGAGATAGTCTCCATTCAGCTAGTTCTCTGTCAGTGTATTTTTGAGAATATCTAAATTTATACTCTGGTGGTATTTCATCTAAGCTTTTTACTTCAATAGATACTTCAGTACCACACTCGTCATAACATATAGCCGTTATCATTTATTCGTCCTCTACATTAAGCATTAATTCATTAGTGCGAATGAAGTCCTTAACATCATCTTCACTCAAGTATTTGCAGAATGCTACGATAAGGTCGTCCCTATCGTAACATCCATGCTCAACGGCTTCTAAAAATTCATTAGTAACCTTTCTTGCTGTCATGATATTGTTCCCTCTATCTCAATATCGTCACGACCAAAATAAGCTAGGTTAAACCATCTGCCATTGTCCTCAAGTCCAGATATGCCAGCATCGCTATTGTATATATAAAGACATCCCATATAGTTAGAGCTTTTATATTTAGGGTCATTGTATTGAAATTTCCCATCATTAACGCCAAGGCGTTTTAACATTTTATTTGCCCTGTCGCAAATGTCATGGCCAGTATAATGTTGATCTGGCTTTTGGAGTTCTATCCAAACATCCATTGTTTTCATTGTTTCCATTTTTTGTCCTCTCGATTTAAGTAGCCCTAGCCGTTATGGCTAGAGCTGTTGGTTATTTGTTTAAGTCTCCAAAAAATAATTCAGCTATGCTTTGTGTCTTTTTTTTAGCTGGTTTCTTTTTGGCTAATTTAGCTTTGGCTGGTTTAGCTTTGGCTGGCTTTGCATTTAGAAGACCATTCATAATATAGTCTGGTGAAAATGGTTTAGCTTTTTTCAATCTCTTGTCCTCCTTTCATTAGTCTAATAATAACATTATAATCTATTTAACATTTAATGTCAATACCTAAAATTATGATTATTTTAACTTTTATAAATAGATTATATATTGCGTTAATATAATTAAAATATTTGTTAATTAATTTAACATTAGGTGTTGACAGTGGTTCTAACATCTGCTACCTTATTTATATAAACAGAGGACAAGGGATTAAATTATGACAAGCATTATCGAAAAATTTGACGAAGCTTTTAGATTTGAAATACAGCAAAAAACTAATTGGCATTTTGGAAAGCCTGTTAAAACAAGAATTGATTTAAATATTTGGAGAAAACTTTATTTGCATGATGGCAAAAATTACATCTTATTTGATATTGTCGGAGCTAAGAAAGAAGAAAGCCATATTAATTCAACAGCATTTACTGTTAGAGACATTGATAAAGTAATCGCTGAAGAACTTGACGAATGCATGAGCGAATTCACTGGCCAGACTTTAGAGCAAGTCCAACAACATTTTGACGAGGCTTAATTATGGACAGAGATGAATGGTTTATAGCAATTGTATTCATAGCACTTATGATACTAGCTGGTTTAAACATCGATAAATTGATGGTGATATAAATAACAAGATGCTATAGTCTGCACAGAGGGGTGGACTATGGCGACACTAGAATTAAAAAAATTTGGCGGCGTAAGATACAACGCAAGGCGTGAGATTACAGAGCAACTTAGATTGCGACAATCTTTTGAGCGCAAACTTTCTTTAAATTTAATTACAGAATTTGCTAAAATAGGCGACATGGCTAGACGCGAGTATTTAGATCGAAGTTCTATTGAGCTGTCAGGCACTTTAATAGAAGGCCGTTTACTTAGAGTGCTAGAGCCACATTACAGATCAGTCATAGAAGCATTTGGTTTACGAATGTTAAGAAACCAAAAGCAAGATAGTCAATTCGAACTATTAATCAGAGACTACATGAGGGTATCTGGTTTAGGCGCAGTTAAAAAAATATCAGATACTACAAGAAAAGATTTAGTAAAGGTTATGCTAGAGGCTGACAAAGAGGCGCTAGGAACAAGATATGTAGCTGATCAAATATTTCAATCTACTAGAGGTAATTACAGCAGGGCGCGTTCAGCGACTATATCTCGGACTGAAACACACAATGCGGCTAGTTACGCAAATGATATGGTCGTAAAGGAAATGAATATACCTAATCTTCAAAAGCAGTGGGTGTCTGTTACTGATGATAGGACTAGAAGCAAACACGCTTTACTCAATGGCACAATAATACCAATAGATGAAGATTTTGAAGTCCCAACAGACTTTGGTAGCGCGTTAATGAATAGACCAGGTGATAGTCGTGGTGGGGCGGCGAATGTAGTAAATTGTAGGTGTGTATTACTCTATGTCCAACCAGAGGACACTGTTATTGATGATGCACAGCCAAAGCCAGAGAAAATAACACCACCACCGCCACCACCTAAAAATCTTGTTCTTACTGATGTTATAACAATGTTGCCAAATTCTAAGTTTAAGAAGTCTGACATTGAAGATAGAATAAACAGGAATATGACACCCCTTACTCTTGCTGTAGCTAATAAATTGCCCAAACCAGATAGTATAAATCAAGGCGAGGGTGTATATTATCCATTTTACAGACAGTTAGATACCGATATGGATGAATTAACACCAGTGCATGAGTATGGACACCATATTGATCACATGATTGGTCAAAGAAATAATAGACAAAATATATCATATAGTGTTGGTGGAACTGAGTTTATGAGTGCATTAGAATTAGATGCTAAAAATATGGGTCTTGGTAAGGGTATGCGTAAGAAAAAGGCAATAGACCGTTACCTTGATGAATTATATAAAAAAGATGAAAGAACACATACTTATAAAAATACAGGCAGACAAATTACATATCACTTTTATACAGCAAAATATGATAAAGCAGAAAATTTGGGAGATATTATAGACGGCCTTGCTAGAGGTAATTTTAAACATGAAAATTATGGAGTAGCTGGTCATAGCAAAGCATATTGGAAGCAAGAGCAACATATATACAATGAGGCATTTGCAGAAATATTTACAGTATATAAATCAAGAAAAGCTAAAAAATGGTTAAAAGATAATATGCCAAATACTTTAGAAGCTTTTGAAAATATAATGAAAGAAGTTATAGATGGTTGAAAAATTTAACTTTAATAAAATTTATAATGATACATTAAAAGAATATATAGATAAATTTGGACATGAGCCAATAATAAATAGAACTTTTGGGAATACGTTTGATAAATTAGAAAAGCTGAATGAAGCTATAGATAGCAATACACCCTTAACTTCTGTACGAATTGGTGTAGAGGCTATTTATTAACATTTTTATAAGGTATTAACAAACCATTCAAAATACTCTATAAATGTGTTATATATGTTTCAAAGTTTAATTTAGGTGATTTAAACTATTTAAAGAATAAGTTAAAATATCAGTTGATGTAATAACTTAATGAAAGCAAAGAGGGTCATATAATGTCTCAAGAAAACCAAATTGATTTAGGCGATCATGTCCCAGATCATGAAGTAAAGTTTGAAGATGGTCGCGTTGATGTATCTTTTGAAATTAAGGCGCAAGATAACGAAGAAAATGAAGGTGAGTTTTCTGGATATGGGTCTATTTTCGGTAATAAAGACTTGGGTGGCGATGTTATTGAAAAGGGTGCGTTTGCTAAATCAATCGGGCGCAAAGGCGCAAAGGCCGTTAAATTATTATATCAACACAAATCAGACGAGCCAATTGGCGTATTCGATGAAATAATCGAAGATGATCGTGGCTTAAAGGTCAAAGGGCGGCTCGCTATGGGTACACAGAGAGGCCGTGAGGTGCATGAGCTTATGAAGATGGGCGCACTTGATGGATTATCTATAGGATACCGTGTAGAGCCTAAATATGTCGATTACGACGAGAAAGGCAAAACTCGCAGACTTAAATCAGTCGATTTGATGGAAATTTCTGCTGTTACTTTTCCAATGAACCCACGCGCAAGGGTTCAACAGGTAAAAGGCACAGAACGCTCCGTTCGTGAATGGGAGACTTTTCTTCGGGATGAAGGAAACCTATCACGCAATGAAGCAAAGGCGGCGGCAAATGCCGTTTCCAAGGCACTTGAACAGCGGGATGCTGTAAAAGAGGAGACGCCTAAAGTCCTTGAGGCTTTAAATAGCCTTACTAACATCCTTAAAACTTAAACGGAAAGGGTCTACCAAATGGAAGATCAAGTAAAAACAGCCGTAGAAGCGATGTCAGGTGCTTTTGAAGAATTTAAAAAAGTAAATGATGATCGTTTGGCACAAATTGAAGCTAAAGGTTCTGC